TTTGCGAATTTGAATTGTCGCGTTCAATATTTCCCATGCCCCTGGACGATGGCCGTTATCGCATTTCATTTGCTTGCCCCCTTTTTTCCTGCGGAAAAAACGGTTGATTGGAAATAGTTTATGCCTATCTCTTGCATATCGACTAATTCATCGGTCCAGTCGTCTTCCGGAAGTTTGTAATTGCATATCTCTTTCAAAGCATCCTCAGCGGCGCGGAGTCTCGTGATAAGGGCGGGAATTAAGTCTGATACGACATCGCGATACTGAAAATCATCCAACCCGGCATCAAGACCATCCGCCGCTTCCAACTCCGCAAGCTCCTTATCAGAGATAAGGACGGGTTCGTCGTCGGTGATAGGCTTTTTCTTCGAAAAATCGCTCATTTTCCACCGCCCATGCCGGCAAAGAACGTCAACAGCTCCGCCGTGTGCGCCTTCGCACATTCGTCAGCTTCTTCTACCGTCGCTTCCGGCTCCGCTTTCATACAGCTAAGTAGAAAGTAGCTGTCCAGCGACTTCGTATCGATCTGCACGACTTGCGTGACTGTTCCGCTGTGCATTTGTTTCATCTCACACCCCGTACAGAGGAAGAGAAGAATCGTAAACGCCAGGGCAATTACCAGCAGCAGACGTTTTTCATCACTTCGGATCATACGTACTCCCATTTGTTAATGCCATCTGACTGAATCGTTCTCACGTTTCGAGTCAAAACTCTTCTCAGCGAGGCACAGACGACAAAGCGCCCGGCCTCGTATGCCCGCAGAGATTTGCACGCCGCATTTCTCGCAATGAGGCTCAATCGCCTGGTGCAAGTCTCGCTGTTCCTCGTCGTCAAAGGCTTGATCACACTGCGCGCACTTGAATCGCCCGTCCGTGGCGTATTTTGTGTTCACGCGGCCACCTGTTTCGTGGCGGCAGTTTTCTTCACTCGGCGCGTGATATATTCCTTTAGGATCATGGAGAGCAGCATCTTCACAGCCGCCGACCACGCCGCCGACTCCGCCGCCGACCGCGCCGCCGACCACGCCGCCGACCACGCCGCCGACTCCGCCGACCACGCCGCCGACTCCGCCGCCGACCACGCCGCCGACTCCGCCGCCGACCACGCCGACTCCGCCGCCGACCGCGCCGACTCCGCCGCCGACCGCGCCGCATCTAACTCAACTTGCGTTGCTTTCCCATTGGCGAAACGCAGGCAAACCCGAAGAATGCGGTCGAATTCCTTCTTGTCACCTACGCGCTTGCGACACGTCTTAGCTTGAGCGACGGCAAACTTGCGGAGCAGCTGCGGAGAAAGCAGATCTTCGCGACATACGGCCCAAAGCTTATCCTGCGGCGGCACTTCTTTGTGGCGAAGCATGTCTACAACAGTTCCCTCCCAGGTTTCCGGAAGAAACCTGTTCGGATCATAGCAAGGCGACCACGAGCGAATCGTCGCAATTGAAAAAACTACCAGTTGTTTCTTCGAAACAGGTTTCTTCATTCGTTTCTCCCAGAAACGACCGCCCTAGGGGCGGCCGCATACTTCCTTAAATAATAAATAGAGAAATCTACGTAAGAGACGACCACGCGCTTCTGTTTCTCATTCAAACACCTCAGACACCCTACCGACGTAATACGCGGAATAGGACGCCCAGGAACGTCCTCATGCAGATCACAATATTTACTTGTACAGCTAGGCATCCCTACCCCTTCTTTCCGAGGGAAAGAACCCTCCCAGACAGACGTTGACGACCATAAGCAATCATCACAGATTCACGATGCGCGAGCAAGAAAACAATTGTGTTTTCTTTAACAAGAAAACGAGCTGCTATTTTTCTGAGAAAAACCCTACCGTCTTTTCTTTTCAATCTTGTCACATCTACGAGAATGCCCAGCGCTCTGCTGTTGTACATCTCCACGTGAAAATAATGCCCATGTAGTACTACTCGTTGATGTTCTGGCGCTTCCTTCATCATATTTTTTCCTTCCGTGCTGTCCTCTCCACTACCACACAACTACTACTATACAGATTTCATGCCACTTGTCACGACGGTCGCAACTACCTACAGATTGCTCCCAGCACGAGAGCTAAAATCAACACCAACCACGGTATCTCGCCCAGCAAGGACACCATCGACGAACTCACGAGCCACAATAATCGCATGCGTTTCCTCCAACTCAGCCACTTCCATGTCCGCGACCACCGCGCCATCGATGTGAATTTCAGTAACCGGCCCGCTCACTCCCGGAGCCGAATAAATTTCAATCGTGCATTGTTTATATGTAGTACGCATACGTTCCTCCCGCAGGGAAACCCCCGCTCGCTTTGCTCTCCCCCGGTGCAACATTAGAGAAGGCAAAACACGTCCCGGCTTTTCTCCCCATGAGAAAAGCGTATCAAAATGAAACAAACGCGCTGCAGTCTTCATCACATTTTTCATCATATAATTTTGAAAATCTCGTTGCTATATTTTGCCCATGCCAATCGACGCCGAGAGTATCATTCAAGAGCTGCAAGCTGCTAAGAAGACAGATAGAACCCGCAAGTCGGTGTATCTTTCTGAGACACTGTTCACCGAGTTTTCTGCTGCATGCGATGAACATAAAATCTCCGCCTCCGAAACTTTGGAGCGCCTGATGGCCTATTTTCTCGACAGCCTTAAGCGCACCAAATAGGCCGACACTTTCATCATACGCGCCGCGACAGCAAAACACAATCCTCGCAGACCTCAACGGTTTCAATCATTTAGAGCGTCTTCACAAGAAATTCACAATTTTCCCCCTTGATCTTTACATTGTTGTTCTTTCGTAGGCCACTGCACCTTCTTGTGTGGGCCATAGACGTGCTTGAACAGAACCCGCGTGACGATCATAAACACCAAGAATTTTAGAAACAGCATAGTTCCTCCAATTTATTTTTCACCTAGCGTAGCGGGACCGTTTCCGAAGGAAAGGTCATTCATAAATATATTCTGCTCGACCGAGCTGATGCTCATACCAACGCTCGGCAATTTCCCCGGCGTAGTCGTGAGTAAGTTCTTCACACACTTCTTCGCTCACCACTTCGTCCGCGTCTAAGTATACCGCCGATGCGATGTAGGTATCGTCCGGCTCGCGTTCGTAGCTGATTTCGACCTCGACCTTTCGACCGTCTCTCGTAGTGCAGATCATCGTTTTTTCTCCATTTCGTTTTTTACTTCGTAAAAATCCGACTCACTTAGACTTACAAATTCATTTGCTTTTACAAATGAAGCTGTTGTCCACGCCGTGTCCTAGGGTGCGCCGCATACCTTCATATTCTCCCCGAAATGCGTCCAACAGTCGCTCGGCCGCAAAGGAACGGTTACGTTCCTGGATGGCGAGGTTTACGGAGTAGACCGAGCATACGAGGGCGACGTTCAGAACGATGATCAATTCGATTAAGCGTTTCATACTTCCTCCACGTGATAGTCGTCCCAATCTGCCTCGCATTCGAACTTGTCTTGAATGAATGCCCATGCGTCTTCCACGCTATCGAAGGTGCCGAATGCGCGCATTTCGTTCCCCGCCCAATCCATGATTTTGTACTTCATACGCCCTCCTCGGTTTCGTTAGGAACCGATATGGCGCTCATCAATACGGCCACAGAGTCGTCACTATCCGTCTGAACATTCACCGCCGCCGCACGTGCAAGCCGTGTCGTCAGCGTGTTGACTAGGGCTTCGAGCTGAAAAAAATCATACTCCATGAGTTACTCCTTTGTTTCGCCGAAACGAACTCGAATGCTCGCGTAGTGAAAGTTGTCCTGCATTTCATTCTCGTCGGCCGTAGTTCTAGTTAAATCATCATTTGCATTCGTGACTTCTTCTGCGAGGTCTCCCAAGATTTCCACGTCGCCGCTTGCAAGTAATTCCATGGCATCATTCAACGCGTCTTTAAGAGAGTCCCCGATGCCCGTATAGACTTCGTCGTACTTGGTATGAGAGACGCCGCAGCCTTGGAAGTACTGCTCATGTTCAACTCCGTGGTCGATGATTTCGTATTCAATAATTCGTTTCATTTGGCACCTGCCTTTTGTTCCGCAAACAGCCCATTGAGAGCCTCGCCGTTCTCGTCACACTTGAACGCGAGTCTTGACTGATCCAAGCTATTCCAGCGTTCAGCGTCGAAGTGGCCGGGAGGGATGCCGTTGACGAAGATTTGTCCGCCACTAAATACTTTCAACTGCACGTCGACCACTTGACCGTCGTCGTAGTACACGCAAGCGGTCTCGGGATACCACGTCTTAGTGCCCTTAATGTTGCACGCATAGAGCGGGAGAATGTCGCCAGTCTCGTTAATCTTGACCAGCCCTTCAGATCGATTACCCATGCTGATAACCGTCGCGGTGAAATACTTTTCGTTGTAGCGTTCGATAAGAGCGTCCTCACGTTGGTGCCTGAAGTAATGCTCCGTTTTATAGACGTATAATCGGCGCTCTTTAATAGCCTTGAGAGTGATCGGGCTGAATGCTTTCACCGTTCCGCGTGTGATCATGTCGTCGAGTACGATCTTTTCCACGCAGGTATTCAGGTTGAAGTCACTGCCTCGGTCGATAAGAAAGTATTTAGTTCTCATTGTCGGCTCCCTTCCTTTTCGATCTGAGCTTGAATCATTCGCATGATGCGAATTTCGCGCTTGGACCATTTTTTCGTGATAACCGCCCGGTCGTTTTTCCGTTGTGCTCTCATTTTTCCCCCAACTTCACGCGAATACTCGCGTAGTGCCACACGTCGGCAGCATAACAATCGTCGTCGCCACAATCCGTATGCATCTCTTCTTTAGGAATTAGACTTTCGTTACTCGCATTCTCAATTTCTTCTTCTAGCTCGTCGTTTTGCAAATACGTGCCTAGGCTCATCGACATTTGCTCATCGGCGTCGCGTAGGGCCTCACGGAGACTGCTACCTATTCCCGTATAAACTTCATCGAACTTGGTATGAGACACTCCGCACCCTTGAAAGTATTGTTCGTGCTCGACGCCATGATCGACGATTTCGTATTCAATAATCTTCTTCATGATTCGTCTCCTTCATCGGTCCAGTTCGTAAAAATCTTGTTCACGTCAATCCGCTCCATAGCGGCCACTAGGTCGACGCATTCGCCGCATAGCCCGCGTGTATCTAGTTCCGTCGTTTGGCAGCAGTCGCATACGACTACGGCTCCCAAGTGGCGAAGCTTTTTCTCCACTTCATTCAATCGTTTCAGTGCATTCATGCTATTCTCCTTTTCTCCATAGCAACGACAACCCGTTCATGCCGATACCACGCGCGGGTCGACTGATATTTGTTCAACAACTTGAACGAAAGACGGAAGTACCGGACTAATTCAGCGTCGCTTAGTTTATTGAGCCGCATACCGTCTCCGTTCTGTAACGACCGTCGTTACAGAGTTATGATAATGCACGTGGTGTGCCGCATCACGATGCGCGAAACTATTGGGTTTATATCGTTACGCAGTGACGATGTTCGTCAAACATCTAGACAATACCAATGGAGTGACAAACTAAAAGAGGTCGAAGTGTGCGAAACTACAGAGGAATGAGCAAAGTGTAGAACTATTGGACGAATGAGCAGACTTAGTCACCGTCGTTTCCGCTCACGTAGAGGGAGCGCAGTTGCGACGCCGTCTGAACAGAATGTTACTATGCGTGTGGTCTGCGTGGGAGTACCTAAGTACCATCACACACTTAACACACTCACAACACTAACAACGCACACACTCTCAACACTCAGCCAAACTACTGCAGTCTGTACCAACGTGCAGGACTCCCCCTCCCTAGGGGGGTGGGGCCAATTAAGAACCTGTAATAATTGAGGAAGTACATTATATTAACTTCTGGCCACACGTGTATATGAGGCATCCCTACCACACATGATTTTCCTACCCCCGGGGGCATATTCCAATAATTCCAACTATTTGTTACAATTCTTTCCATGGAAAAATTTTACAAAATTTCCTTAGTAGTTCTCAGCTCTTATGCGTGGGCCGCGCCGGAACTCTACTCCTCCATCTCGGCCGAGGATCGTGCGCGCCTGACAGTCGTAGGCACCGTCTCCTGCAGTGAGTCCACCTCACCAACGTCGGGACGGGAAAATCTCCTAGCCTGCGTGCGATCGCTTCAAGCCGCAGCGGAGCAGCGCGGCGCCGCAGTCATCGTCGTCCACACTCAGCGCTCAGGCTCACCCACTCCTACCAGCGTCAGCATGGTCGCCACCGCGTACGCAGAAAAGAAAAAAGCCCCGTAAGCGGTTAAGCCTACGGAGCCCCTAAAAGCAAAAACGCCTTATAAGCTATTAAACTTATAAAGCGTTTTTGGCTACTTGGTAGCGATGCCTAGTTAAACTATAGTGCTTTCATCACCACATGTCAAGCTATTTCTTTAATCAGCCTTGACTCACGACCATCGTCGATGTATGCTGATCCTCGGTGTTCTTTAATTTCTTTCACCTGGCCGAGGAAATGCGGCGAAGACAAGAATCAAAGTGGGCAAAGCACGGCCCATCGAAAGAGCGTCGTCGTAAGACGACCCGTGAGCGTGACTCTTCGGAGAATGCGGGCCTGGGCATCGCCATAAACCCAACACCGTATTGAGGGAGTCCCCCTGGATAAATAACCGAACTAGCCCAAGCGCAAGCTACCGGTAAGGACACAATGGGTCCGGAGCAAGCGTGAAAGCGGGTCGGGGCGTGGTCAGCGGCGGAGTAGGGGAGTGTCCCTATTGATGGCGCTTGCCTGCTTTTTTAGGAGAGGTATGTCGAGACGCAAGAGAAGGCTCAAGGACAAGTACGCCCGCACCATTCGTAAGTACGCCCGATGGCGCCGCAAGCACACGCCGCCAGCGGAGAAATGGTTTCAAGAAAAGTGGGCGGCGGCGGGGGAAGCCTCGGAGCAAGACCAGTACAACGTCCCCTTCGGCCACATCATCCCCGACTGCATTAACCTCGTTCATAAGTACGTCATTGAGATTGACGAGGAGTATCACCGTACTCCGGCGATGCGAGAAAAGGATGCGCGCCGAGACTCGTGGCTGGGTGGACGAGGGTTTCAGGTTTTCCGAATTCCTGAGTTCGATGAACAGGCGTTCCAACTCGTGTTGGAGCGCGTGAGAATGAGGAAACTGCATCCGGCGGTATATGCATCTCCCATTGGACCACGGCCTCGCGTGGTTCTTATCTCGCGGAGGATTGATGGGGTTCCGACGCGGGTGCCGGTTTCTGTGCGTAAGCCGCCGGTTTTCGTCCCTAGGGTGATCGTTCGCCGAGCCAAGCCATCGTTAATCGGTTCAGAGTGATGATACACCCCCTCTATTTTCGATTCTTTGGCCCCTAGAATCGTTCCGTTGGTTGGAAATTTGGAGTTATGTTTCAAAAACAAACAATCGCTGTAAAGACCGTTAAACAAGCCGGGGACGTATTCCTTCTGAGCTTTAGGTGTCCGGGATGCCGGTCGGAGCAATTCTTAAGCTATCCTCTATCGGCATGTACGGATTGTAAGGCGGATTTATCTCAGTCCCCTCTGGAGCTTCCTAATCGCACCTCCAATTTTGTACTGCTGTCAGGCTCAAGACGTCGCCTAAACTACCGCACTCGTAGAATTGCCATCTGGGAACCTGCCAATAAATACCGCTAGTTCGCCCTTCTAAACTATTATCTGCGTATTGTGTTGACAGTCGTTAATCTGTACAGTATCATGATCTAGGCTTCTTTCTTCACGGAAAGACTCTCCCCGCCTCCCTAAGGTGTCCGGGTATGACGATACTCGGCACCTCCCCCTCACTTCCTCATTTCCCTCGGGAAACATGCCACGCAAAGCTTCAACCAAGGCCGGTAAGGCCACGTCTCACTACAGCGCGAAGTTCACGCGGGCCTGGAAAAAGGTGGAAAAACTTATGGAGGCAGGCGACGAACAAGGCGCCCGCGAGTGTTTCAGAAATGAAATGCTTGCGCTTGGTCACGTCGAGCGCGTGCGAAACCTCTATCGGATTTCCAACAAGCTCAGTAACAGCGCCGAATTCTTCGTTCCCAATTGGGCGCAGGATAAATTCCTCAAGGAAAAATCCGGACGCGACGTCGTTCTTAAATGCCGTCAGGTTGGCTACACCACTCTCTCCGGTGTTCGCGGTCTTGACTACGCGCTTTGGGAACCCAACAGCAAATGCGGCATTCTTGCTCATCTGCAGATCACCGTAACAACGATCTTCAATGATATTGTTAAATACACTTACGCTCATTTCTTGCGCGATTGGGGTGATCTTTATCGCCCGACGGAAAAGTCAGCAAGTCGCACGGAGCTGGCGTTTGCGGACGATGGTCTGGGCCGTCCCCTTGATTCGTCAATGCGGGTGCTCTACGACTTTCGCGGCAAGACGGTCAATTTTCTCCACATATCGGAGGCTAGCCGTGTTGAAGACGACCGCCTGCTCGGCTCACTCCAAGGTGTCCCGGTCAACGGCCAGGTGATCTACGAGTCCACGCCTAACGGACGTGGCGGAGATTTTTATCGTCAGTGGCAAAACTGGCGCTCGATGGGAACACTCGCTCCCTATCGAGGTTTCTTCATTCCTTGGTATTTGTTCTATCCCGAACAGCCGGAAAAATTTTCCCTCCCTCCCGGCACCGAGCTGACTCCGTACGAAAAATCCTTGATGGAAAATCCCGAGATCAAGGAGCACCACATCGCGTGGCGACGTTGGTGCATCACGGCCAACTGCCAGGGCGATCCCGACTTCTTCGACAACGAATACTGCACTGATGACGTGAATTGCTTCTTCACGGGTGAAGCGTTGGTCTTCCCCTCGTCGCTCATCAAGTCGCAAGCGAAGAACACACGCCCTCCGTCGAAGACGGGCTTTCTCGTTCAAGACAACGGCAAGCTCGATGTTCACATGGATGAAAAAGGCTGTGTGGCAATTTGGGAAGAACCCGATCCGATGTGCACCTACGCAATCGGCGCTGATCCAGCGGGAGGCGTTGGTAAGGACCGCGGCGCGGCCTACGTCATCTGTCAGCAAAGCGGGAAAATCGTAGCGCGTCTTTGGGGACAGCTCGATCCGGCTGACTTTGCCAATGAGCTTATCAAGCTCGGCACCTACTACAACAAAGCCTACGTCTGTGTAGAAGCCAACAACCACGGACATGTCGTCATCCATATCCTGACGACCAAGGGCTATCGCAATCTCTACAAGCGATATGAGATCGACGCGATGTCGAACAAGCGGCTGGCCAAGGTCGGCTTTCTTACGACGAACGAGTCCAAGCTCACGCTCACTGAAAAGTTTAAAACCGCTCTGCGGACGCTAACGATCTTCGACAACGACCTCATCAACGAAATGACGACCTTCGTTCAGATCGCCTCTAAGACTGGTCGGTCTATTCGCCGAGAAGCCTCGCACGGCTCGCACGACGATCTCGTCATGGCCGCTTGTCTCGCTCAAGAGATGAACGCCACTCGAACCATATCAACGCAGCGAGAGGTTCTTTCCTCCGCTCCTACCGAAGAGTCGCCGCTCGATCCCGAAACCGGCGCACTCGCCTCGTAACATATGAACGATCCTTTTGAGAAACAAGATAATGCCGATGCTCAGAGTAATCGTGAGCAGCAACGCCGTCGCGCCGTAGAATACGTACGTCGCTTTATGAAGAAGTCCGACGACTATCGTCGTCCGTTTCTTTCTTTGGCGAATCAAGCGCGTGAACAATATCGCTGCTGGGATGCGGTCGCCAAGTCCATCACTCAGCGGGCAAACCTCAAGCTCCCCTACGCCTATCTCATTGTTGAGACCGAGGTGCCGCAGCTTACTGAAATTTTCCTGAAAGAAGAGTCGCCCTTTAAGTTCAAAGGCGAACGCGCGTCCGACATGGTCTTCCAAGACCCGATGAGCGATTTCTTCGGCAATCAGCTTCAGGACATGAAGTTCCCTGTGAAGTTCATCTCTTTCACCAAGGGAGGGCTCATCGACGGCACCGCTGTCGCTAAGGTGCCCTATAAATATAAAGAAGCTCTGGTCGCCAAGCGCTCAATCGTCACCGACGTCTTTGGTATTTCCTATCCGTCAAAGTCCATTGATCTTGAAGTGCTATACGACGGTCCGGACTTTGAGCCGATTAAGCTCGATGACTTTTTCCCCGACTGGACGTCGCGCGTTCCCGGCGACATCGAGTCTATGCGTGGATGCGTCCATCGCGTGTACAAGAATAAGCATGAGATCGTGACCAACGCAAAGCGCGATCTTCCCGACGGCCGCACGGTGGGCATGTATGAGAACGTCAAGGAACTCGACGCCTCTCTCAACGCCAAAGGCTGTGCCGCGTGGGGCGACCCTTACTACAAGATCGATCAGGGCGCGAACAACGTCTCCGACGCCGACAAGAACAAGCCCATCGAAGTGTGGGAATACTGGGGGCTCTTTGATCCCAAGGGCGACGGCAAGTATGAAGAATACGTCATTGCGATTGCCAATGGCGATGTGGTCCTTCGCATGGACCCGAACTTCTACGACTACAAGCTCAAGCCGTTTGTAGCGTTTGTAAACGTCCCGCAGGACAACGAATTTTACGGTGTATCCGAACTCTTCGCCGTTCGCGGCCTTATCAAAGAAGCGACCGCTCTGCGCAACGCTCGTCTGGATCAAGTGTCCTTGGCCGTCAATCGCATGTACGTCGTCGACCGCGCTGGCGGCGTGACGGCAAACTCTCTTTACGCTCGTCCGAACGGCATCATCTGGGCGAACGACGTGAATGCCGTGCGCGAACTAAATCCGCCCGAAGTGCCTGCGTCGTCCTATCGCGAGATTCAAGAGATCTCGTCTGAGATTCAAGCGGTCGTTGGCTCTAGCGCCGGTCCTGGACTCACCGAAGCCGGACGTGTTTTCGGTCGCAGCGCTACTGGCGCCTCGATGGTATCCAACATCGCAGGCAGCCGCATTGCCGCCAAAGCTCGCATGATGTCGGAAGGGATGTTCAAGCCCTTTGCAAAGATCATGATGATGACGAACGCGCAGTTTGTTACCGAGGATCAATGGGTGAAGGTATCGGACCCGAATTCTCCAAATCCGTTTGTCATGCTTCCGCAGCAAGCCTTTCACTGCAACTACGCCTTTGACATCACGACGTCTCTGGAAACCGACAGCGCCATGGAGGGACAGAAGCTCCAACAGGCGGTGCAGTTTTTCCAAGCGGCCGAGCAAACCCAGCCCGGCACGATCAAGTGGGATGTGGTGTTTCAAGCCATCGGAAGAAATCTTCTTGGCAAGCAAGTGAAGAACTTCGTTCGCAGCGATGCGGAACGTCAGCAGCTCATGGCCCAAGGCGCGGCTGCTGAACAAATGGCAAACGCGCAAATCGGAGCCACGGCTCCCGGCACTGGTGAGGGTTACTAATGACCAAGCGTATTGACGATATCACGGGCATCCCCTCGAACGAATATCTCGATGCGCAAATTGAAGCAGAAGATCAAGAGCTGCTTCGCCAGGCTCAACACGTAAACGAAATGGCCCGCACCGAGGGCTGGAAGTTTTTAGAAAAGTGTCTACTCGCTCAACTCGACGGAGTGAAAGAACAGCTCATCGACGAGCGAGAATACAGATCAATTTTGCGGCTGCAGGCATCGGCCGCCTCTATTTCAAATCTCATCGGCACAGTGAGGCACTACTGCCAAGTTGTCGTCGATGCGACTGAAGCAACTAAACCCCAACCCCGCTGATTTTTCCATTTGGAAAAACCCGGGATAATTGGAGAACTATGCCCAACGTACAAGAGACAACCGACTTCGACGATCTTTCGCTCGAAGAAATGGCCTCGCGAATCAATAACCCCCAATCGATTACGAATGTAGTCGAGGCTCCGAAGACCATCGAGGAAGCTCCCAAGGAAGCGGCTCCTGAAAAGGAAGAACCGACTGCCGAAGCTGCTGAATCGAAACCTGAAGCTGACGAACTGCCGGAAAAGTTCAAGGGTAAGTCTGCCGCGGAAATCGCGCGCAGCTATTCCGAACTTGAAAAGCAATTCGGGAAAGTTTCTTCCCAACGGAGCCACAGCGAAACTGAAGCCGCTGAACTGAGAAACCGGCTCGCGCTCCTAGAGCAACGAGTGGTCCAGCAGTCGCAACAGCCTTCGCAGCAACAGCAACAAGATGCGGACCCCCTTGCAAGCCTTGAAGAAGAGTTTGCGCTGGAGCCGACCAAAGCGTTCAAGAAAGTAGTCGAATCGCTGCGTGGTGAAATTCACCAAACGCGCGAGCAGATTGCGATGGACACTCAAAGTCGTGAAACGGCCAATCACTACGCAAAGCTTAAGGCGGAAAATCCGGACTTCGTTGCGCTAGAACCCGAAATGCAGAAACTCGCGGCTGAACTGGCGCCGGTCCTCGACCGTCGCTTCATCAACACGCCTCAGTTTATTGACCGGCTGTACACGCTTGCCAGAGGTCAGAATATTGAGCGCTACACGAGTGAAGCACTTACCAAGGCTAAAACCGCAAGCGATAACATTCGGAACGAGAAAAGAAGCGCTCACAGCGAATCTGTTCAAAGCTCACCTGCTCAAGCGGAAACCCCGTTTGAGGATCTCAGCATTGAACAAATGGCTCAGCGCCTTGGTCGTTCCCAAGGATAATAAATGTCTGTCTCTACTACGAGTAGCAATGCATCTAACCTGCATCTCTACTACAATAAAAAGTTGCTGACTACGTTGCGGCCTCGTCTGCAATTGTACAAGCTTGGAAAAAAATGCCAGTTGCCTGCCGGTCTCGGCGTGCGCGCGAAATGGTTGATCTATACGAAGATCGCCAGCTCGTCGAGCGCGTTGTCGGAAGGTACCAACCCGTCGGAAATCTCGTTCACGACTGCCAACATCACGGCGGACGTCGCTCAGTACGGCCAGTTCGCGAAGGTCTCGGATCTTCTCGAAACCGTTGCGATTGACCCTGTGGTCGAAAGTCTGTCGGAGTTGTTCGCTCGTGCCGGTGCCGAGTCCATCGAGGACTTGATCATCGCGGAGTTGAACTCGACGTTGACCGTTCAGCGCGCCAACGGCGTTGCGTCTTCGGACGACAACATCACGGCCGCGGACGTTGTGACCATGAAGGACTTCCTCAAAGGAAGCATCACTCTCAAGGTCGCTAAGGTCGGTCCTCACGAGATGGGCAGCTACATGGCTGTTCTCCATCCTTCCACGGAATACGACATTTTGTCGGAAACCAACGTGGGCGGCTGGCTCGATCTCGCGTCGTACGCGAAGGCCGGTAACGGCGAAACCGTCAGTGGTGAAATCGGAAAATGCTACAACATCCGTTTCATGACCTCTGACAAAATGACGGCGGCTGACAACAGCGGCACGATCAGCGTTAAGAAAAACTTCCTCATCGGCGAAGAGTGCTTCGGCGTTGTGGAGCTTGGCAAAAAGTCGGTCGAGATGATCGTCAAGCCGAGCGAGTCTGGTGGCCAGGCCAACCCGTTGAACATGTACGGAACGGTCGGTTACAAGATCAAGGGCTTCGTTGCGAAGAACTTCGCGGCGGCTCGTGGACAGTTGATCAAGGGCGCTTCGGCTCTCTAATCCCTTAAGGGGAGGGTAGGGATGCCTAGCTTAAACAGCTACCTCATCTCTACTCTCTCCATTCGGTATTTTTTCCCTAGAAAAAATGTATTCGTTTGAATTCAAATCAAAGCTTTCTCGTGTCAACTCCTCGCTCTACGTCGATGAATCTCGTCGTAACCAAGTGAAGGGTGACTACTTTACCTCGGGTATTTATTCCCGTCGTAAGCAACGCAGTAAGAAAGCCATGACGAATACGGAGTCTCACTATGCCGGCGCCGCTAGAGAATATCTTCTCGCAGGCGACCGTGGTGAGCTTGATGAATTTGTTTGCGGCTGCCCCTCTCAGTGGGTGCCGGAATATGACGTTTTTGATCTCGAATCAGGAAAGATCCTCTCTCGTGGCTGGCGCTCCATTGCGCTCGACCTTGTAAAGAAGGGCCACGCCTCCATCGACCGCGTACGACGCGTGTTTCGTTGCTCCGACCTTGGTCGCAGCCAATACGACATCGCTACCTATGAGGGCAAGCTCTCGTGGGCGCGCGGACCGAAGTGGAAGAGTCGTACGGATCTATTGAAAGAAAAGTTGGGAATACATGCCTAATTCTACCTACGGATTTACCGGCAGCGAAATTGTGTCGCTTGTCATGGGCTGGATTGGTAACAGCAGCACTGAGTTTCAGAGCATGCTTGAGTCCTTTCTGCCGCTTGCAGAGAGTCGCTTTTGCAAAGCGCACGACTGGCCCTTCCTCCACAAGATCAATCGTTCTCTCACTGTGGTCAGCGGAACGAATGAATACACCTTAGACTCTTCATCCATCGGCTACTACATGAGTGCCGAGGACGTGAAGAACATCTATTGCCCCTCCTCGGGTAAGTATCTTCAGAAGGTCTCGCTTGACGAACTTCGTCGCATGGACCCTGAGTCTGACGACGGGACGTCGGCCTCGCACATCACGCATTGGGCGCCGGCAGGCGACAACGTGATTGTTGTCTATCCCGCTACGTTTGCCGACACGACCCTCAAGGTCGATGGCAAGACTCGCCCTACGTCGCTTGTTACGCTTTCCAACTATCCGACCATCCCGTTCCATTACCAAGAGAGCTTTATTCAATACATGATTGCGCTCGGCCTGGATCGTGAGAACGACGACCGCGCTACGAACATGAAGCTCATGGTGAAGGATCTTATCAAGAGCGACATCCAAGACAGCAACTCCAAGCTAGGAGTAAATCTTGATGATCGTATTCGCCATCAGCGCGAAGCCGTGACGGAAACTCCCGTCGAAGATCCGCTCAACATGCTGTTTGATCCCAACTGAGCTTCCCTGCGTGAAGCTCGTCGTTCGCTTTCGCTCACTCCTGTTTAGAAAAAAATGTCTAGAAAAAACTACGTCGAAGAATTTGAGTCCGAGCAGTTTATGGGCGTCGACACTACGTCGCCGCTTAAAG